GTATTTGATATTTTCCACGCTCTTTCATGGCTCGGCTGGTAAAAATGCCAAACACATTGTCTGCAGTATTGATTTTACTGATACCACCTGATATGTGACTGTGATCAAATTCAACTTCTTCCACAGCCGATCTATTCAGCTGACTGGCTGTCACAAACAACACATTGAGTTCTTTGGCCAAGTTACGCAATTCTTCTGACACATACTTGTCCTTGACAAACAGATCATTTGGACTGACCTTGGCACTTACCGGCATCAACAAATCCAAGTAATCGCACATAACAAAGTCTACCCGAATACCCGTTTGCACTTGTACTTCTTTGATATAACTGCGAATATCGTTGATGTTGCTCTGTGCCGGCAAGGCTTTGATACGATACTGCCCAGCTTTCTTTGATACTAATTTAACTTTAAGTTCCGTTTGGTCAATGTCCTTACGGATTTCTTTAGTGCTCATGCCAGCCAACATGGCATCCGTCCTCAAGGCACACAGTTCTTCTGAGAGTTCTAAACTGATGTACACCCCCGATAGTCCGGCCTGCAACCAGCTTAGTGCTATGTTCATCATGACCAAACTTTTACCCGACCCAGATCCTCCGGCAAATATGTTTAGTTCACCTCTGCTGAATCCACCATACAAGATCTTGTCCATTTGTGGCCAACCTGTTGATACCTGTCCGCCTGAGTTAAAGTAGCGATCTATTCTGGCTCTAGGATCGGCCCAGTAGTCTGTGCCCATGTCCTTGGTCAAGCTGATCTGTACTGCATCTTTGATCAGTTTTTCTACAGGATCGTACTCACCTTTTTCCAACAGGTCTGCACTTTTTAGGATAGCACGTTCCAGTTCCTGGCGTCGAGTAAATGCTTCAAACTCTTCCATGAACCAGTCAAAATGTCCTTCTGTTAAATCAGGAATATGCTGTAGACGAACTCCAGTGGTCGCGGCTATCTGTTCTGCAGAAGGCAGGGTTTTATGATCGTTGCTGTGTTGAGCTATGAACTCGGCCGCAGGTCTGAGACTGCGATCAAAGTTTTCTGGATTATAAATGTTCTGCACACGCACATAGCTCTCTGCGTCCTGCAACATCATTTCTAAGAATAGTTTTTGGACATCAAGTCCGTAATCTTTTAACAAGTTGTTTCTTCCTTAGTTCAATTTTAATCTTACTGGCCTCTCGAGCCTGCATAATAGTTAGCAAGGTGGCCAAACGTCCCATACAAATTACTGCATCGTTCGCATCTTTGACACCCTCGGGCCACTCAGGCATGCTCACACTCCACCCCAGTTCAACAGCACGTTCTACTAGCCGCATGCCGGGCACATCTTGATCCGGAACTACAACAACTTCGCGTCCTAGGTTTCGTATCAATCGAGCCTGTGCGTCATTGATGTCGGCATGTAGCACAGCCAAGCCATTGATACTGAGTGCGTCAAACACGCCTTCGACCACGATAGCCGACTGCCAGGCGTCATGTTGTAGGTCTGTACCAAACACATAACCCGGTGGAGTATGATTGATATATTTGGGACTGCGGTCGTCTAAATAACGTGTGGCGTATCCTACTACCTGTTGTTGATAAGTGAATGGCACAATCACTCCCGGTCTAGCAGTCCATTTGGCGTCGCTAGGAGTGCCTTGAAGTCCATAAGGATAGTCCAAGGGCAACTGTCTCTTTTGTAAATACGCCCATACACCGGGCGTGTTTTCATCTGCTATGATGAAATCATCTGGCAAGTCCATTTCATCAAAAGCAATATCGGCCAACACATTGGCCACACGCTGGCGATCATCCAACAAGCCTTCTATACTGCGATATTTTAGACTCTCAAGATTCAAGTGTTCGATATCTGTTGCAGGAACACCTAACCATTCTAAAAATCGACGAGCCTTGAATCCCACATTACGACCAAGAATAAAGCTGGCGGTGAAACCACAATTGAAACACGAATAACTCCAGCCTTTGTCAATGATTTTAAGGCCACCGCGGCCTCTCTTATCTTGTTTGTCGCCACGATGTATACAACAAACGGCATTTCCGGATAACCAGCCAGAAGAGGTTTGTTTAATCTTCCGACCTTGCCTCCAGTATGTTTCGACTGTCTGGTTTATCAATTCTTGTTACTTTCCAATTATTAGTATTTTTTCTAATCACACTGCTATCTTGTTTATTATAGCATTTTCTATAGGCACTGAACAAGCCCCAATATGAGATTTTTAGCTCAGACTGAAATTTTTCAGCAAACTCTTTCAATCCAATATTTGTTTAAAACAAGTTGATTATCTATACAGCAAATCAATCACATACCCAGTGCTGATTATGACCATGGCGCCTTGATTGTTTGGAGGAACCGGATAATACGGTGTGTTGATTCCGGCATTGGGTACTAACCAATAACCTGACCCACCGTTTGTAACTGTGATACTTGCTATTTCACCATTGCCACCGATTGTGGCTTCGGCTGTGGCGCCAGCACCTTCACCCAGTATGTTGATCTTGGGCGGAGCCAAATAACCTGATCCGGCATTTTGTAGGTTGATGCTGGTCACTACACCGTTTTCGCAGATGGCATAGGCCTGTGCTGGTATGCCATTTCCACCGGGCACAGCAAAAATACTGTTGTTGAAACACACACGCAGTAACGGATGCCACCCAATGATGTTGAGATAGATAGTACCGGTGTAGTTGAGATAGGTGGTGCTTTCGGTAACATTGTAAGGTACTGCTTCGTAATCGGCGGCTGCCTGGGCCTTGATTGTGCCAGTATAACCATCCAGGGTCATTTGGACCGTGGTCACACCAGATATGGGCTTGACGAAACTGCTGTAGAATTCGGTTATGGCAAAACTGTTCCAGTAATTGGCGCCGTTGGGATTGCCGTTCCAGTAGTAATCTCCGCCGCCATAGTTACCAAAGCTGGTGCCATCTGCTGACCCTTGAGCCGACAGTTTGGTAGTGGGTATAGTAAGTGGGCGACTGGGTAGATACTGCGGTAACACACTGTCCACCACATTAAGCGGTGCACGACTGCCCGACTGTGCGTCAACAAACACCGGTTCGTTTAGGTTGCCGCTGTCTCGGGTTATACTGTAATAGGCTGGTTGTGCCAGGATTTCCAACAGCTGACTGGCCAACAAGGTAACCTTGGCCCTGCCAGTTGCAGCATTAAGGATCACCATGGGCTGTTCTAGCAATACAGCAGTTCCTTCGGTGTTGATCACACGAAACACAAACTCGCTACCGGTAATGTTGACCGGTTTTTCATTTTGGTTGATAAACTCAAACAACAACACGTTGTCGATGCCTTTGTTTATGGTTAGAACTTTTGCGTACACTGGGTTATACCTGTAGGTGAATGTTGTACCGTCCGCGGTATCTATGGCGAGGACCTGTGTTATTTGCTGATATAGATAGAGTTGGGTTGAGTACATACATACTATTTAGCGGTTGCAGAGCCTGCATTCATTTTGGTCGGTTTCATTTTTGGTAAATATCTCGTGATCAATTTAATATATAATATTTATGGGCAATGATATCTTTACAAAACTAGCCGACAAATACCCGTTTATAACTCTCTGCGTGTATGCCAGTACAGAATATGTGGGCATTATACAAAATCAAGACGATGTTGTGACCACAATTTACGACTTTGGTGGAATATTGGACCTGGAACACAAGCGTCGTTTTTTAGAACTGGCCAACATTTGGTGGTGGGAAAGCAATAGACAAATACCCATTAACATATTCCTTAAATCTGAATGGGATCAGTTTAGACCTTGTCTACGTACTTTTATCAACAAAGATTTAACTGTGTTACACGGCCCTGTTTGCAGTCTGCTCGAAATGTCTCGTAAAAAATCCAAGCGTAAATCAATTACCTTGGTCAGGCGTCTTGACTGAGCAGATTCATATGTAATGATACCAAGGCCGCGTAACCCACGGCATGAGCTTTTTTAAACACAAATCCACGACTACTATCCCCGTCCCACACTGACTCAAACACTTGATCCCAGCGTTGGTTTTGTAAGTGTGCTTTACCGGGTCTAATAATACTGATAAATGCCGCCATCCTTGGAATACTGTCTGGCTTCATTGCGGCCAATAATTCTGTGTAATTTCCCACATGAACTAGTTGTTGTGCCCACTCTGTGTCAGTCCATAATCGTTGCCAATCGGGCTCTCGACTTGACATTTGTTCATAGTGCTCTGGGCTCTTGATCAATTGATACACGCTCATGTTTAGTAAATCTATTTTAAAATACCCACGGGTTTCTGCCGTTTCATAGTCTATAGCCGCACACTGATTGACCGGATCATAAGGAATATCTGTTGGATATACTCCACTGTTATGTCGACGCACTTGCCCTTGATGTATCTGACGTGCTGGTGTTGCGTAAATTAATTTTAGTAATTGATCTCTATCTGCTAGATCAATGTCAATATCTGCACTCATAGTAGAAACAGTGTAGCAATAATTGCCACATAAGTCAAGTAATGTAGAGTCTGATCTAGGCCTAGCCAAAACCAAAATCTGTTATCGTCAGGTTTAAGTCCCTGAGCAATATTTGTCTTCGCCCAATCAATATGATAATGTACTAACCCGTCAGCAAAGGCAAATACTACTGCCCATTTAATACTTGGAACACAAACGGCTAATACTAAAAATGTTCCGACGACATGTATTAGTGCATGATGTCTGCCACCCTCGGCACCGTAGATTCCTTTGTCTGCTAGCATATAAGGAAACTGTAACCAGAAGTCGCAGATAAAATGTTTGACTCCAAATAGAGCCAGCATAATAAAAGTTGTAATCATTACCAGCCTGCTTTCTTTAATATATCCCTGGCATATTCTTGATCTGCTGGGTAGTCCCGAAATTTCTTTTGCCATATGTCTGCGTCAATGTAGGGCCATATCATGGCAACCTGGGTGGCATCTAGTTCGCTTAGGAACTTTTGTCCTGAATCGCTGTTGTAGATCACCCAAGGACTGACTCGTCCAGTGCTAACAGCATAGGCCATGCTGTTGGTATTACCGTAACGTAAACAATGTTCGGGTGGATTACCGGTCTTTTCATTCCAGTCTAGTCCAAATTCCATGGCACGAGCCAGAGCGTCATTGACATTTTCTACTTGCAAATATGTGATCAAGTATTCAGTGTATACTGTGTCTCGGCACCAGTGATCAATCTTTTTGTTTTGTTTGAGTACCCACTCAACAAACCTGGCAGGATTGACAGCACGAATGTCCACACAGTATCGACCAAATCGTACAAATGCTCGGTAATAAGCACTGTCAGCAAAGTCATCAAACGTTTTTAGTCGAGCACTACCTTGTGTGAGTTCATAGAACTTGAGATAGGCCTGGAATCCCAACCGCACTCCAGCTTCGTTTTGTTCTTGCCTACGACGACGTGGCTCGCACGAATGTACGGCCAGGCTTGCTTCTTTCGCAAAGTCTTTCTTACAGTACTGACAAGTGTTCATTCGCCCTGCGGTTGGAAGTGTCTGATTAGATTGTTTTGTTCTATGTAAGGTTTGATATCTTGTCTGTGCATGACCGATCCAAATACTGGTGCCAGCAAGGCCAATTCGTAGGCTGTGATATCCGGTTGTGGTGCGTAACGCCATCCGCCAAACCCAATTACCTTGTGTTCTGGAAACTTAGCTTCTTGTTTCTTTTTAAAAAATCCCATCATTTCTTTTTCTCCTGTCCTAATTCTCTTAAGTATGCATCAAGTTCTTTTTTAGTAGTTATCTCGGCCAATAAATCTATTTCATCATCTCGATAGTCAGGAAATAGTTCAGCCAACTGTTTGCGAGTACTGCCAGCTCCAGGTTCTTTCTTTTTAGGTGCAATCCAATTGTGTCTAAACACTCCAAGTCCCGGACTGACCGTGGTGGCCATCAACCACTGTAGTTTTTTATGCTGTGTAGTATTTACTGCAAAAAACTGTTTGTTCAATCGCTCATTGGTGGCAATCAAGTAAAATTCCTGCAGGTCTCGACTGCCTGACACTGAACTACCGTATCTGATCATGAGAAACGGACTGAACTTTTTGCGTTCTTCTTCGGAGAGCTCGTCAAAGAACTGTCTGTTCTTGCTGTCAAACTGTGCCATTTCGTTGGCGATGCTGAGTTTATCTGTCATTGCGTTTGCTCAAATGATATATTTCTATAGCTCGATTTATTGCATCCTGTAAAGCAACATTGGTTTTTGCCGCACGCCTAAGATTGGCCCATAGTTGATCTTCCAATAGTTGTTCGTGTAATGTTTTACCGTCTGATGTGCGTGGATCAAATGCAGGGTTAGCCGGGTCAAAGTCCCACCCTACCACCTGTCGGCTGTCAGGATCGGCACCAAATTCTCTAGAATAGACCACATTGCCTACTCGTTCATGTATGAGAGTCGCTCCGGGTTTAAGTGTGCCCATATTACCAAGCCCGATTGTAATCTACGATTTCACAGTTGCGACTAATGTCTTTGACAAAGTACACACAGTCAGGTCGATCGCCTTCGCTTACTGGCACGCATAACATCTGTCCATTTTTGAGCTTGGGAGCATACCACGATACTTCTTGATACACATCCACGATTTCAATATCTAAAAAACTTGGACGGAAACTGGTTAGTGGATTGAACTGAAATGCTTTGAAGCCACGGTCGTTTATGGCTGTAAGTGGTAGCACTTCTAGATCACCCAGGTCCGGTTCACCAATCAAGATTTGCCAATCCACTGGCATGCGTATTCGGTTATTGCCAATTTTCAACACCAAGGCAGGACTATTAAAACTTTCTAAAAAGATCAAGGGTATGTAGTGATAATCTGGATCTTTAGGATCGCTATTATCAAAAATAGCAAATCTCATATCATCTATTTCTTCTGGTAAATGATCTAAATCAAATGGTTTGTTGTCTAATGTAAGTATACGCATAGTGTTAGTATAGCAAGTGTTGATAGAAATTGCGACCTTTTATTTCCATTCTAACTTCTCCTGAGTAAACGGATATGAGGCCTCTTTATAAAATGCTTTGCGTTTGGTCAGGTGTCTTTTTGCAAACTTACAGGTACTGGTCACGTCCCAGATTTCCACGTGGTCTTTGTCTTCCGCTTTGCGAATGCCACGCCCGATTGATTGGATAACCCGGACAAAGGATTTACCCGGTTCAATAAGCACAAGATTGAATATCCTAGGAATATTAATACCAACAGCAGCAATACCATAGGTAGCAATAATAATCTTGCCACTACTGACGCTAATCTCATCGTATTCATCTTGTCGATCCTTTGCTTTGGTTGCTCCTGACACAAACACAGCTGATTCGCCTAACAGTTGGGCCAAGGCATGTCCAGCGGCTACTCGGTCTACTAATACGAGTGTATTACCTGTTGCGTTGACCTGTGCTATCAGGCCAGCCATGGTCTTAAGTCTATCGGGTTCTTCTAATAAAAACTTTAGTTCGCTTTGGTAGTTGGCAAATTCAGCATGGTCTACCAACTGTACCACGTTCACATGGCATTGTGCCAGTACACCGCGGTCCTGTAATTTGCTGGCACTGAGTTGATTGATTACCGGTCCCAAACTGCATCGAAGTGCTTGGAATTCGTAAGGTTCTTTGGGCACAGTTCCTGTGAGTCCCCAACGCAAGGGCACACGACTCATGACACCGGTTAGCAAGGTCTTTAATGCGTCGGCCTTGGCCATGTGTACTTCATCCACGATAACGCATACAACATCTTCCAAGAACTCTTGTATGGTGATGTCGCCTACGCTGTTCTTGGTATTCTTTAATAGGACATTTAGACTTTGCCAGGTGCAGATGGTGTGTTGGCGACCAAACTCCTTGCGGTCTCCAAAGAACACACCCACATCCTGTTGCATATTGATGTAGTCTTTTTCTGTTTGTGTTACTAGACTTTTATTTGGAACAATAACAATCGTACGTCCATGCGGTGCCACAGCATTGCTCAAGGCAGCTGTAATAACAGTCTTACCAGCACCGGTGGCTATTTCCTGTATGCATTGTGGATTCTCAAGGAAGCGATTGATCACCTCCACTTGATAGTCACGCATGACCATAGGTTGCCCTTCTAACGGGTGCCCTTTGCCCCATGCAATATGACTGAATGTGTTTTCTGTTACTTGTTCAAATTCAAAACTAGTACTATACTCTCTCTGGTCGTCAAGTTCAATATCATAGTTGAACTTTTCCAGGACAGGAATGATCTCAGGAAGTAAGTTTACATAACTGCTACCGCCTAACTGGAAGTAGCTGACCTTGCCATCCCAGCGTCCGAGTCTAACCGCAGGCAAATATCTTGCACCTGGAACATCATATTTGAATGCGTTTACTAGAGCACGACGAGCATCAAGCTCTAAACCTTCGATCTTGATGTTTACTTCGTCTCGGATTATAATTGTAGCTGTTCTCATTGTGTTAGTATAGCATACTTAGTACGACAAAGTCAAAAAGACAGGCACCTAAGTGCCTGTGTAAAATGGGTTGATTGTGAATCAACCCAGGAGCTACCGTTTAACTGTTCTTCATGCAAGTACTTACTGCCAAGGACTTCCAATTGGTAGCACTAACCTTGGTCAAATCCGCAATCTTGAGTGCCATACGCAGGCTCATTTCTCTCAAGCGATCTTTGTTAGCATCCATGTAAGCCAAGATCTCTTCACCTTGTTCAGGTGTAAAATCATAGTCCTGGAACAGGTCGCCCTTGCGGAATATCTGTTTGATACGCAAGAATCTATCACGTTGTGTATTAAGTGTAAGATCCAAGAAGTGACAACGACTCTGCAGGGCCGCCAAATGGTCTTGCAGTTTCTTGCTTTTCAAATTCTGGAACTGCAAGTTGGTGATAAAGATACAGGCACCCTTGAAGTCGAAACAGTCAGGAACACCTTCGCGTCTTAACATGGCACTGTCCGAGTTCCAATAAATCCTACGTTTCTTGCCTGAATCCAAGGCCGCTTTAAGAATGTTCAAGCTCAGGTCATCTTGGAATACACTATCACAGTCATCAAATACCAACACATTACACGGATCTGAATTCTTGTACAAGGTACAGTATAAACCAATTGGTGTCATGGCACCCTTGATAATTTCATACTTGATTCTACGACCAGCCAACTTGTCAAACAGGCCTGACTGTTCTAGTTGTTTTTCTACACCGTAACTCTTGCCCACTCCAGGAGGCCCAACCACGATCATGGCACGCACATCGCCAGCAATGGTGGCCTTGGTCATTTGATCCAAGATATCAAAGCGTTCGCCAATACGGGCCATTACTTCGTCGTCGGTTTCTGTTGGTGCCACTGTTTTGACTACTGGTGTGGCTGTTTCAGTGTTGCCACCTACAAATTCTACATCTTCGATACCGTCAACTTTGATACGAACTACATCAAAATCTGGGCCAAAATAGCCATCACTGTCTACTGTGACAAAACTGCCTTTGGCACCGGTTTGTAGGCCTTTTACTAAAGTAAATGCTACATCCCTTACGGGTTGATTACGGTATATTCCGTTTTTGATATTGACTTTACTCACGTTCAGCTCCTGTTTAGTTACTATACTAATATTATAACAAATCGGGTATTTGGGGTCAACCACTAGTTTTTACGGTTTTTACAGTGTTGCATAAAAACAACACTCCGTAAATACAAGTTCTACAGCACCTGATTTCATAATACTATTATATATAAACAGGAGTTTTTGGTCAACCATAAAAAAAACCCCGACTAAGCAGGGTTTTAAAGTTTTGTTGCTTACCGACTTATGCTACATTTCCTTGACTGACATTGAGATTGCACACTAGTGTGCTTCCGTTTTTTACTTTCCAGGTCCAGATTCCCTGTGAGTTAGTAGTTCGATCTGGCACTTGTGGCACTCCATCTATAACCACACTACTGCGACAATCTGGTGTTCCTTCACTGTTAGTAGGTGCGCCATGGTAACATTTAACAAAAGTTGTAGCATTTCCGGGTGTGCCTACCCACTCATTCCCAATCTGAGTACCTTCTTGTCCCATGTAATTGCTTAGAATGCGGGCTAATATAATACCTTCTCCGCCAGTGACCGACACTGACATAGTTCGTGATCCGGCAAACTCAATTGGAAATTGATCGCTATTTTCCACAGTAAATAGCTGGTTGGTAGTAGTCCAATGTGTGCCGTCATTCACTAATGGTTCATTTAATGTAGCCACTGTGTTATTGTATACAACAACATTGTCGATAGTTGCTGTGATGGTCACCGCACTATCGCCGAATGCAAGTCCTAAAAATTGCAATGTTCTATTGGTCATATCATATTCTCCGATCATATATTTATGCTAGTTATTATTTTTATATTATACTTTTTGCACGTAGATAAAATGCAACTGTTTCATGCCTTATAAAAACCGTGATCAAGGCCGTCTTTCGATGTCGTCTTCGTCGCAGGCTTCACCGTACTGTATTTCTACCACACGACATGGCACTTCAAAAGGATTGTACAATCTGTGCCATTGTCCTACCGGTATGTGTTGAAATTGGTGCAAGGTTCGTTCTTGCTCGCCATCACCAAAATCAACCACACAGCGACCTTCCGACACATGCCAGTGTTCGGCTCGTTTGAAATGACGTTGCATGCTGAGGCTTTTGCCCGGCATGACAGTGAGTTCTTTGACCTTGGTGCCAGCCACTTCGTGTAGCACACAATAGTATCCCCAAGGACGTTCGGTTTTTGTCATTGATGTCCCATGTATTGTAAACTTTTATCTAACCAGGCCACTACCAGGTCTTGCTGTCTAAGATGGCCATGCGACTGTACACTGCGTTCGGCACTTTCGGGTATGAGTCCCTGTTCGGCTAATTGATACCAGGTGGTTGTTCTAGGATCCTGCGGTTGGATAGCACTCTTGTAAACTACCGCATGTATCCAAGGATCTTGCACGTCTTTCCGAAAGAATCCAGATCGGCAGTCCCACCCGGACACGGCCAGCATGTGAATAAGACTGACCATGGTATGATGATAGTAGCAACCTGGTGCTTGAGTAAAATCTTGCCGACCACGATACAGATTGGTAGTTTGCGGAACACCAATGTACAGCATGGCACCAGCACTGGCTGCATGCCACCAATTGGCCAGGGTCTCAATGGGATTTATGCAGTATTGAAAACTGTCATGACTCCATAACACATCATAGGGCAGACTATCGTGACACATTCTTAATGTCTGTTCAAAGTTACCTGGATAATATTCTACGTTGGCATATTCTGCGGACATTTTGAATTCATCAAATTGATCTAGGCCCACACACTTGATGTTGAGCGGTTCAGGAACATCGTCCCGGGTGGTTCTGGTAGCCCACCATTCTAAATCTAGTCCTTTGCCGCAACCCAGATCTGCCAGGGTATTGATACTGGCCATAAAATCATCGTATTCATACAGTTGATTCAACACCGACAAACTGTGTTGATGACTCTGTTGTGCGCTTGAAAACGTCATACTTGTATATCCTCCATTCCAGCTGCTCTAAGACGTACCACATGCCCTAGCATGAAATTCTTACTTTCAAATGCTTTGATTATGCCCAAAAATTTGTTGCGTAATAAAGCTACTTCGTTGATCAAGGTCTCAAAGTCAACGACTTCGTCCTCGCCATCCACATACTTTTCAGCGTCTCGACTGGTCAAGGCACGAGCATATCCTTCCAGATACTTTTGAAAGTGTCTGCGGCGGATCTTTCTCAACTGTATATTGAGATAGTTTAATACCGCTTCAATCTCTTGCAGTTGATTGAATCTGTGTTCGGTAATACCTGGAAGGTTGGTTATATTTTTTTCAACAAGACCGCCCACAGTACATTCCTGTTTGGCTGCTAGTAATTCCTGTTCATAGTAACTTATAAAGTCAGGAATATTGGCAAGATCTGCTGTTACTCGGCTATACCACATCAATAATTGTCATCGTAATCGTCTTCATCTTCCTCATGAAGATCTTCGTCGTCTTCATCTTCTTCGTGATTTTTGAGATAACTGGTCAAGGCACGTTTGATATCGGGCTCGGTTTTAAATACTGATTTGATTTCATCTGCGTCAGCATCGTTGTCGATCAAGACTGCTACCAAAGTAGCAGCGGCTTCATCACGATCCACAGTATTAACGTATCGTTTTAATTCATTCCAGATTTCTCTGCTTAATTCAATACTCATTGTTATTCCTCCGTTGCAGTTTCTTCAGTACTTACCGTTTCTCGTTGATTTGCAAAATCTTGCATGACTTTGTCAAGACACCCTTCTTCGTTTGATTCCCAGGCCTTGCGGAACTGTTTGATAATTTCGCCATCACTGGTCACAAACATTAGTCTATTGCCGTCTTTCTTTAACAGGCCTTTTTTCTCAGCCAGGTCAGTCAATCCTGAGTAAGGATTCATACCTGTTTCGTATGGAATTTTTACCTGCATGCCTTCAAACGGCTTGGCATAGCGAGTTTTCATTACTTTACAACCAGCACGGATACCCATTACTTCGCTAATCTTGTTGCCATCTTCGTCTTCTTTGAGTTTCATTTTTTTCATTGCAACCACAATACTTGACGCATAGATAAAGCCTTGTCCGCCTGAGATCTTGTCATCTGGATCAAACATGTCTTGACTGGCGTAGGTATGATTGGTACACACCATGCCCACATTGTAGCCACCAAACATATTGACTGAGTTACGAACAAGTGCTGTAAGTGCCTTGGGTTTACGACCCATGTCGCCTTTCATGTCCCCAGCTTCAAATTGGTTTACATCTGTGGGTGTAAGTAGCATACCCAGGCTATCAATGACCCACAAAACTTTCATACGCTCGCCATCTGGGAGGGCCTTGTAATCAATCATGAATGTGCTAATGGCCTTGGCCACATCGTCAATCATGCTCATGTTTAGTTTGAGTAACTTTTCTGCGCTGGTATCAACGCCTAGTGCGTGTAACCAAGTTTCATCCAAGGCGTTTTCTGTGTCGACCAGGATGACAAAGATACCTTGTTCTTGTGCGTTCTTGACAATGTTGCCTGAACAGATATAACTTTTACCTGCACCTGACTCGCCGGCAAATACTGTAATCTTACCCAAGGGAATACCTCTATTGAAGTCCCCGCTGATGAGATAGTTCAAGGCAAAGTTGCCTGTGCTGATCCAGTCAGTTGGATCGTTAAATCCAATACTGAGACCGTCAATACTCTTTGTGATGTCCTTGCGGAATTTGCTTATATCAAATGGTTTTGCCATGTTATATTTTCTCTTTCATAAGTTGAATCCATAGAAAAGCAAGGAAGTTTCCTTCCTTGCTTGTTTCAAGTTACGCTTTTTGACGGCTACGGATCATGGCCAAGATATCTTGAGCCTTGTCTGTAGATGCTTTGGCAGCAACCGGTGTTGCGGCTGTTGCTGATTCATCATCATCAAAGTCACTTGCTGGAGCAGGTGCTGATTTAGCTGGTGCTGGTGCGTCTTCATCTGTTTCCACAGCTGGAGCGGCACCTGTTGGAGCTGCTACACCTGCTGGTCTGAAGTAACTGCCCCAACGTTCTGTGTCATAACTTTGACCATCGACTGAAGCTTCAAACATTTCTTTGATAATTTTAACTTCAACATCGGTTGGCTTCTTGGGCAAGAATGAACCAAGATCGTACAAGCCGTGTTCGGCAATAGCCGCTTGTTCGGCTTCAGTTAATGCTGATTCTTTTCTACTCCACTTACTGCTGTTATAGTCAGCAAAGCCACCCTTGGCTGTTTTAGTAATACGGAAGTCCAGGCCACGCAACAAGTCTGTTGGTAATTCTTCCAATTCTGGATCCATCAAAGCACCTTTGATAATGGTAAAAATTTGAGGTCCAATAATAAATCTACGGATTGGGTTGGCTGGTGTCTTGTCATCAGCAAGTGGATTTTCACGCACAAAGCCTTGGAAAATGTAACTACGCTTTTTCCAATACTTACGACCCATTTCTTCAAGGCTCTTGTCCTTGAACCAGGTACGTGCTTCTGTAAGCACCGGGCAAGTCTCTTGCCACATTTCCATACAAGGTACCTGTACGTACACTTGTTTTGAGTCCATCTCACCTTTGACGCCATTGAATGGCAAACGAATCATTTGGCGCTCGGCCCAAAAGAATGTGTTTTTGGTGTTACCATCGGGTAGGAAGCGTAGTGTGGCCGATTGGCCTTCTTCCATGTTCCAGTGTGGATAAATCGATCCATCTCCGCCGCCGGATCCACC